AGGATGAAGTATGGAGCCACAGTCAATTCTTATACCTATATCAAAGCAATCGCAGAAGAGCTTCGAGGACTTGCAGTGGAATACGATGTACCTATCGTCTCTGCGACTCAAACAACTAGAAGCGGATATTCGAACAGCGACGTGGGATTGGAAGATACATCAGAATCCTTTGGACTTCCGGCCACAGCTGATTTTATGTTTGCACTCATCTCGTCCGAAGAGTTGGAGTCACTCAATCAAATTATGGTTAAACAGCTCAAGAATCGCTATAATGACCCAGGGAGCAATCGTAGGTTCGTTGTTGGTATTGATCGCTCAAAAATGCGATTATACGATGTTGAACAATCTGCTCAAGATGGGTTGATGGAGGATAAGCCAATAATGGATAGAACTAAATTTGGTGAAGAAGATTTCGAAAGATCAAAACCAAAATCTAAGTTTGATCGTTCGTTGTTTGATGGATTTAAATAATGTTAGATCCTAGAGTTGTTATACTTTTAAAGGCTCTTTGTATAGCAGGAACTTCTAGCGTATTGTTAAAAATAACAATGCAATTATTGGGAAATCCATGATAATATGTTCATGTAATGTTATATCTACTAAAGACATAAAAGATTATGTTCGTTGTAATGTTAGTCCTTCTGTCAAAGATGCTCTTAGTTTTCTTGGTTGGCAAAATGGTTGTGCTACATGTTTGACTTCATTGATAGAAGAGATAAAAACAGAAATAAATAACAAGTCATTTGAACAATAGGAGATAGAAATGACTGCTAGAAAATATGGTTGGCGTCCAGATAAACCAGATCAAAGAGATAAAGTCTGCACTTTAAGAGCAAAACGTGGCGTTTCTAAAAATGTTGACCTAAGAAATACTGGTCATCTACCTCCCGTATACGACCAAGGTCAGCTTGGTTCTTGCACTGGCAATGCCATAGCAGCTGCTGTTGCATATGGATTAAGAGCGCAAGGTAAACACGATTATAATCCTTCTCGTTTGTTTATATATTATAATGAACGTTTGATCGAAGGCACTGTTAATACTGATGCTGGAGCAGAAGAGCGCGATGGTATTAAAGTTGTTGCTACTTTGGGATCTCCTTCTGAAGATATTTGGCCGTATGACGTTTCTAAATTCGCTGATAAACCTTCTGATCAAGCATACGCTGAAGCAAAGAAAAGCATAATTAAACAGTATTCCAGAGTTCCTGTTAAATTATCAAATATACAGAACGTATTGACACACGGAATTCCTATAGTTTTTGGTATAGCTCTCTATGAGTCATTCGAGAGTGATGCAGTTGCTGCTAATGGTATAGTACCAATGCCAGATCTTTCTGAAAAAATGGTCGGTGGTCATTGTATGTTGTTAGTTGGTTCAACTGATACTCATTTTATAGTTCGCAATTCATGGGGAGAAGGATGGGGAGACAGAGGTTATTGTTACATTCCTCATGAGTATGTAACTAACACTAACCTTGCAGACGATTTTTGGGCGATCTTTTTATCATGAAAGGTAGAGTAAGAATGAATTATGAAGTTGTGATAGTCAATCAGAAAGAGTATCATGTTCTCGAAACAAGAACTAACCAAGTAGTTGGTAAGTTCGGTGATCTCTATGAAGCTCGTAATTGCGCAAAAAGATTTAACCTTGGTGGAGCTTTTGATGGCTGGACACCAAACTTTTTTATAAAATAATTTCAAAAACTTAGTTGCACAATATAAATAAACTTGTATTCATTCAGTATGCATAAGCGCTCGGCAATAGCGCTGGAATAGTAGAGTAGACAAGGAACGCTGGAATACGATGGTGGTTTCGCCAGCCATACTGAATTGATCGGGGGGAGCTGCTGGCTCCCCCTTTTTCATTTTTATAAATATTGTTTTAGGATAATAGGGAAAGAATATGCAGTCTTTTAAGCAGTATTTGTGCGAAAAAAAGGATCCGGATTCTGACACTTTACATGCTTTTGATATTGATGATACACTTTTTCACCATGACCCTGAAGGATTAAGAATACACGTTTTAGATCATAAAGGTAATAGAGTAAGAACTCTTACCAATCAAGAATTTAATACACACGACCTTCCTGACAATCACTCATATGATTTTAGAGAATTCAGAAGCTCTGACGCTTTTGGGACCCATGCTCGTCCTATAAGAAAAATGATTGCTAAATTGAAAGCAATACATAAGAATAACAAAAACGTAGAGATCTTGACTGCAAGATCCGATTTGGATGATAAGAAGAAGTTTGCTCATCATATGTCAAAATATGGTATTGATATTGGTCAGATACATGTAAGAAGGGCAGGTAATTTGCCTATGAAAGCAGCCGATGCAAAGGCTGCAATCATGCATGACCAGATAAACAAAAATAAATATAAAAAAGTTCACCTATATGATGACTCTGAAGAAAATTTAAACAAATTTATTTCTTTGAAAAAACATCATCCCGAAGTAGAATTCCATGCTCACCACGTTAGGCACGATCCTGAAACTGGTGAAGTGGTAGTGACAACAACTTCGGCGATGCCGAAAACTCCAAAGGAAAGTGGAAATGTTAAAGTTTGAAACCTATATTACTGAAATGGCTGCTGCTAGTTCTTCTGAAGCAAGCGACGACAAAGGTAAACTTCATGAACTTCTACTAGCCAAATATTTGCATCCAAAAGGAACTCTTCCTCAACATCATAGATCTGAATCTGATGAATATGGTGGGACGCCACAACAAGTTCACGATAGACTAAAAACTAAAATGAATCCAGCAGCTTACTCTGAGATAGATAGTCATGCCAGACAAACAGCTGCATCTGTTATGGATCATTTAAGAAAAAGCGGTTATGAAGATCATGATATTTCTGATGTTCATTGGACTTCTAATAGAGATACAGTAAAAAAAGCAGGAGATCATGAAAAAACAACAGGTATCCGAGATCCCAATTCAAATGCAGACTTGATATTAACTACAAAGCATAAGAAGACTGGTAAAATACAACATGTTGGTGTTTCTGCAAAATATGGTACAGAAGAACAACCAAATTATAGAAATGATGGTCTTGCTTCTTTGGAACAAAAAGCAAAATTAAAATCAGGTACGCTTACTGATATTCAGAAGAATCTTCATAAAGACATAGAAGATAAAGTTGGATATACTGGAACAATTGCGCAAAAACATGAACAGTATAAAGTTGGTCGTGATGCAAAGGCCAACGAAAGAAAAGAATGGAAAGCCATTCATGGCAGCAACAAAGGTTTTATGCCAAAAGGCGAAGAATCAAATAGAGCAAGAGCTGCTGAAGATATGTCGGTTGAAGCCAGAAAGAAAATGGCAAGACATCTTGATAAAGGATTTGGTTCTTTTTCTGATGAAGATCTAAGAGAATATATCAGAGGTCAAGTATCACCAGAAACTAAAATCCATCATATCGTTGCACATAGTCATGTTCAAGATGATGGTTCTGCTATCTCAAAGGTTGGAGATATGCACAATTTGGCCGATGAACATCTTAATAATTTCAAAAACATAAGAGTAAAAAAAGGAACAGGTATATATACTCAATTCGTTGGCGATTATAATGGTAAAGAAAGACCAGTCGCTCAGCAAATTCTTAAAACAGGTTCAGGGCCAGTTAAAGGTTCAGCTGGTTCATTCAAACTTGTTTCTATTCCTAAGAAAATATTAACTCAAAAAATGCAGCCAAACAAATTGGAAACAGCAGAACCTTCAAAGCCAAAAAAGGTAAAAAGTTTCAAACAAGTTACTGCACCAAAACCTGTTTCACCCGAAACAGTCAAACCTATTAACAGAGGTGAGTTTGGTCAACACAGAGGCGAAGGTCCAGATATTGGTTTGGCTAAACACGCCTCACATGAAGTTGGTGGTATTCCTTTTTATTCTAACAGAGAACAGCGATGAATTTTAGAGAATTTTTATTAGAAGCAGAACAAAAGAAACAAGAAGAAGAGGGTAAGAAATTAAAACATCTTACCCACGTTGAAGACCATATCATACATAATGGTCATGAAGGTGCAGCAACTGCAGAGAAGCATTTATTAGGTATGCATAATAAACTTCTCGGTAAACATGTTCCTGATATTCAAGATTCAACGAAATTCGATGGCTCTCCTTCAGTAGTTTTTGGCATTCATCCAAAAACTGGTCAACCATTTGTTGCTTCTAAGTCTGCTTTTAATAAAAACCCAAAGATAAATTTCAGCGATGAAGATATCGAAAAGAATCACGGTCATGCTCCTGGATTAGTTACTAAATTAAAAGCAGCATTGCATCATATTCCTAATATCATTCCACGTGATGGTGGAGTTTATCAAGGCGATATCATGCATACAGAAGGAGATGCTAAAACTTCAAAAGGTCATACTAGCATTACTCCTAATACAATTACATATTCTGCTCCTTCGGAAAGCCCAGAAGGACGTAATATGAAAAAGAAGTTTGGTATTGTTGTTCATACTCAATACAAAGGTAAAGGTGATCTTGGATCAATGTCCGCTGAACCTTTGGACGACAGGACACGTGGTAAGTTTAGAGATCATCCGGATGTGAATAATATCAACCCAAAGTCAGACATTAATCCTTCTAACTATACAGCGGAAGAACAAAAAGCATTCATACAACATATGGAAAATGCCAAAAGATCATACGCATCTATGAAACCAGAAGGAATGGACGCTCTGAAAGGTCATGGTGTCAATCTTGAGGCGCATGTTAATAATATGATAAGGAACGACGGAACTCCATCTGTTGAGGGATATGTTGATCATTTAACAGGAAGACATAATAAAAAAGTTGGAGAACTGAAAACACAAGCGGCAAAAGATAAACATGGTCAACAACATGCTTCTGATGTCGGTCATGTTATGAAAAACAAAGAACATTTCAAAAAAGCATTAGAGTTGCATAATCATTTAAGACAAGCTAAGAATGTTCTTATTGGTGTTATGAACAAAAACAATCGTTATAGTCATACTATTAATGGTAAAACAACTGGCTCAGAAGGAGCAGTTGTGTTTGATAAACAAGGAAACTCCTCTAAATTAGTTGATAGAGATAGCCCAAATAGTTTTGCTAAAATGAATCTAACTCAAGGTAAATTCCAAAAAGGAAATGAACCTAAAAAAAGAACTATATGGTGGGGTAGAGGTCAACCGATTTCAAAAGGTCATGAACAAGGTATAAATATGGCTCAGCAAGATGGAGATCATGAAGTTATTTTCTCTCACACTAATGATGAGAAGAATCCATTAACGCCAGAACAAAAAGTAAAACACGCTAAAGCTGCTTTCCCTGATGCTAATATAAAAACTTCTTCTAAACAAGAACCAAGTATTCTACATCATGCATCAAGGGCATATAGCGATGGAGTGAAACACCTTAAAGTTATTGCTGGTGCTGATAGAGTAAAACAATACCAAGATTTGCTTAATAAGTATAATGGTAAAAAAGGTCCGCATGGAGAATATAACTTTGACAATATAGAAGTTTCTTCTGCTGGCGAGAGAGACGGTAAGTCTGGCTTATCAAGCATTTCCGGAACAAAAATGAGAGAAGCTGCAGCTGCTAATGATAAAAAAGAATTTCATTCTATGGCACCAAGTTCAATGACTCCTGCGCAAAAAGATGCTATGATGAAAGACGTCCAATCAGGTTTAACAAAGTTTAGGAAAAAATAATGGCAACTTATAACTCTGCTAACGGTTCATTCCAGACATTTAATAAGACTCTGTTTGAAGCTCAGATGCTCGCTACGCCTAACGGCATGATCGTAAGCAATACTAATCCTTTACCAGTTACACTTGGTAGCTCTAACGTTAATATTACAGCAAATGGTTCTATCAACGTAAATGTTCCTAATACAATCGTTGTAAATAGTTCTCCGGCAGATCCGGTTCATGTTCATTTAGTTGAAGTTGGTAACAGCGGAATTCTTAATGTTCCTTATATGCCAATTGGCGGTAATGTTGTTGTTACTAGTGGTAATTTAGTATTAGGATCAAACGTAACAGCTTTTGTTAATAATTTTCCAGTAACTCAGAATGTATCGTTTTCTAATCAGTCAGTTAATCTAATTGGTAATGTTTCTGGTATTACTTCTAATGTTGTAGTGTCTGTTAATAATTTTCCATCTGTTTATACTGTTTCTAATGGTTATCCAACCACTCAGAATG